TCAAGGGTGTTGAATCCTAACTACGGTTCATGGTAATATTAATCGTGCCTAAGACGGACCTGTAGCTCAGTAGGATAGAGCGACGGCCTCCTAAGCCGTAGGTCGCCGGTTCGAGTCCGGCCAAAAGCTGTAAATCCAGTTCCTGACAGCCTTCTTGGCCTGTCGGGAATTTTTTTGTCCAAATTTAGGAGCGTCGGCCTGTTTTCCTACTGTGCTCTGCTAGCTCCAGAAATTGCCTTTATTTGTGAACTGCAAGGCTTCCCTCCTTTCAGTTTTTATAAGCTTTTTTGTCGTTCATGACTAAAATCAATTACCTGTGCCAATTCATACTTTCCGCCATTAGTTCCCCTCTTTTGACGTGTTTCCCATTTCCAACCAGTAATCCTCTCGTAAGCTGTCTTTACGTCTCGTGCAAATGTGCCTTTGTTGGTGTATTTGCACTCTGGATGTCGCTCATTCCATTTTTGCATCTTCTTTGTCCATGACCCCGGCTCTTTCACGCCGAACACGGCCAAATCAATATGCTTATCGGTAAGCTCACGTACCTTTGTTTTACCTGTAGCCATTTCTAGAAGGGCTTTCCTTTCCTTGAAGTAAAGTTCTCGCACCTCTTTGCCTGTGAGGTATGGGGAAAGTTCGAGTATGATTTTTAATGCTCTGCTTGTCTGTCTAAAAGTTATGGTTCCCATGCTTACCGGGCGTGCCTCTCCTGTAAGAATGAAGTTAACGGCCCATGCTTCGGGCCAAAAGTCTTTAAAGCTCTCGGCCAAGCGTTTCAATTGGCCCAAAATGCCATCCTTGTTTATCGGTATAGCCCCAACGTATTGTTTACCCGGCACGATGTAATGGAGTGTGTACCCACTTGTTCTATCTACATATAAAAGCCAATTCTCGCCTCTTTCTATGGCTTCCAATAGTTGTTTTGCTTTTTCTGAAACTCTTGTCTCTAATCCATCACCTGCAACAACGTCCATCGATATCGTAAGTGTATGTGATTCCTTTGCCTTCTGTGCCTTAATCCAATCCGGCACTTCCTCTGGTGATAAGAGTTTTCTCCCCAACACCTCATCACGAAACTTCCGAACGCCTTCGTCACGATTGCCCAATGTGGCGATGATGTCCGTCAATGCCTCAAACCGCTTATTGGGTTTAATCTCGACTGAAGGTAAATCTTTGCCCCGTTTCTTTGGAGCGGGAAGCTTGGGACTCGACGAAAAAACCTCGTAGTCTTCAAGCAAAGGGTCTATTACCTCCACAAGATATTTAAGCCCCTCTCCGTCTTTTATGTCCTCCTCTTCGTTGGCTGTGTCAATATAACCTCTCTCGATCACACGTTTCCATACTACATTTGGTATTTTTTGGCCTAACTCTTTTTCCAGCTGTTTACGCCAACCCTGCGAGGTCTTTGGTGTCATATTAGAGTCCCTCTGTCATGTTTTTTCTTATCCTATCATAAGGGCTAGGACAAATCAAGAGAAGAGGAGGTGAAAAACATGGCAAAAGTTAAAACGAATCTTGCAATCGCCATGCATAGAAGCGGCATCACCGGAGCAGAGATCTCAAGGGCACTCGGCGTGGGGGAAGCTGTTATTTCACATTGGAAACATGGGCGTTTCTACGTCCCTGAAAAATACAGAGCACGTGTGGCTGAGCTATTGGGGGTGCCTGTGAACGAGTTATTCGATGAGCATGGTTTGCCAAAATTTGCAGAGTGAATTGATTAAAAGCCACAAGTAATAGGGGCCAATAAGAAAACGGAGGTGATTGAATTGAACCTAAAATACGGCAAGGGCGAACGGTTGTCAACCGTTTACGCAGGCAAACAGGCTCCTGGCGGGATTTATTACCCTGCGACGAGGCATTACATCAAGCGGTGCAAACATACCGCTGCTGGCCGGCATCCCGCCACCGGCGATCTTGGCGGTATTGACCTGCCCATCATCGAAGAGTTGAAGCGACGGGGTTGCAAGACTATGGAGCTCGTTCTGAGCAACGGGAGGGAATTTTTCATTACTTTTAATGTGTTCCTTGAAAAGTCCAAAGTTGTGAAGTGGCACGATGCACGCTTCCCCGCTCGGACTTACTGCCCTGAAGTTTTTTGGGTAGCGTCAGAGGCCGAACTGATCGAATCCGTGGAGGCACAAAACAAATTAAATCAACCTGTGCAGATATCTTTGTTTGCTTAAAACCGTGTCTCGCTGGGGGGGTGGTTTTTTTGATCACAATTAACGCATTAATTCGCATCCCGCCACAGATGAGGGCAAAAAATGTTTGGGTGCCTCGTGCAGGCAAGAGGCCATACGGCAAAAGCAATGATGCCTCGACGTGGTTGACCTTTGACGAGGCCGTGCGAAGGGGAAAAGGCAACGTGTGCTTTGCCCTCGACGGCGACGGCCTCGTTGCCTTGGACTTGGATGACTGCATCGATGAGGACGGAGTACTGCATCCCAACGCTAGAAAGATCATTGACCTTTGCCTGTCATACACAGAAGTAAGCCTCTCCGGCCATGGGCTGCATATCTTCGGTTATGCCAAGCTGCCGTTTACGGGCCGTAAGAAGGGCGTGTTAGAGATATACGGGGCCAATCGCTTCATCGCCGTTACCGGAAACGTCTTTGAGGACAGGCACGAGTTAAAGTGCATACAGGCTGGTGTGGACGTCCTAATTCATCGATTCTTCACGGAAAGGAAACGGCCAATCATGCCACGGCCAAGGATGACTGCCGATCTCGACGACAAGGCCTTGCTCGAGCGTATAGCAAAAAGCCCACAGGGTGACAAGTTTCTAAGGCTTTGGAACGGCGACATAGCGGGTTACTTTAGTCATAGTGAGGCTGACATGGCCTTGTGTCGAATATTGGCCTTCTGGACAGGGGGAGACGAAGCAAGGATAGACTCCCTTTTTCGGCAAAGCGGATTAATGCGGGCCAAGTGGGACAGAAACCTTAGGCCGGGCTATACATATGGAAGCTGGACGATTGAGAGGGCATGCCATGACTGATGACGTTTTAACGCCATGGGACAAATTAGATGTAAATTCACTTGAACCTGAAGGCGAGAAGCCGAAAAACAGCAACAAGATCATCGTCGTAGATAAGTTTTACCCCCGTCCTTTTACTGAGTTGCTTATGTCAAAGCACGCCTTCTGGTGGCCGGGAGAGCGGGAGCCTCTTTACTGGTTTGACTCCGAGTCCGGATTATGGAGAGAGGACGGCCAAGGACTCGTTGAGTCACAGCTTAGGACATCCCTAGATGCCCTCCCCGACGTCCAAAAGAAAAGGTACGTAATAGACGAGATCGTCGCTGATGTAAAGGGCTGCTCGTGGAAAGGCCAAGCATTGCCTGAACCCGATGTAAACTTTATACCCTGTGCCAACGGTGTTTATGACTTAAACACAAAACAACTTCGCAATTATCGGCATGACGATTATTTCACGTGGAAATTGCCATGGGATTATAACCCTGACGCAATAAGCAAGCTGGTTATCCCTTTACTTGAAAGCTTTTTACCTAAAGAAGAGACCATAACGCTATATGAACTTATATCTTATTGCCTATATCGGGCTTACCCTTATCAGAAGATTTTTATTCTTTATGGCCGTGGGTCAAACGGCAAATCGCTTTTTACGAGGATACTCGAAAGACTTTTGGGTGTTGAAAATATTTCACACACTTCAATGAAAGAGATACAGAGATCGGGTTTTGCAGCTTCCGAACTCTACAGAAAACTGGCAAATATATGCGGAGAGCTGGAATACAACGAGATTGAAGACACAAGACTGCTCAAGCAGTTATGCGGAGGCGACACTATACAGGCTGACAGGAAATACAGACAGCCGATACATTTTACAAATTATGCCAAGCTAATATTTCTGACAAATGAAATTCCCAGTTCAAGGGACACGACAGAAGCCTTTTACCGCAGGCTGTTTCTCGTCGAGTTTCCGAAGAAGTTTAAGGAGAATCCACAGCTTGAAGTGAAGCTGGCCAATGCCGATGCAGAAGAATACGAGGCTTTATTGTACGTAGCCATAAAGCAGCTAGAAAAGCTGATGGAGAATGATTTCATCTTTACACGCCACAAGGGAACTGACGAGACACGTGAGCTGTATCTCAAGCTCTCGTCACCACTGAGAACATTCATCGAAGAAAATTGCGAGACAACGTACAGACAAGATGATTACATATTCAAAGTAGAGTTTGAACAGAAGTTTGCCGAGTGGCTGCAAAACAAAGGGCGAACAGTATACACATGGAAAAAAATTAAGTCAGAGATGGAAGGGTTCGGCTTCGAGGAAGGACGCAGAGGGTTTAGCAAATGGATGAGCTGGATTGGATTAAAGTGGAAATAATTCACAGTACGAAGGGAACCAAAGGAACGTGTTTTTAAACAATTTTTCTGAGTGTATAGAAAGAGTTAAAAAAGACGTTCCTTTCGTTCCCCACGTTCCCAAAGCCACTAAAGTCTTAATTGTGCAAACTGAGGTGAAAGGAGATCGCACAGTGAAAATATGTGGCAAACTTCACAATATAGAACACATAGAACAGAAAGAACAGCTTTTTACAACAATTTTTCTGAGTGTATATAAACAGTTATAAAACAGTGTTATTTCTGTTACTTCTGTTACCAATGGGTCTCTTGGAAGCGAATATGTAAGTATCTGATCTCGTCACTCACTCGCCAAACACTCGAGTGTGTAGCGAGGTTAGTCGGGAGCAAGGAGGATTGAAGTTGCGTGAAACAGAAGAACATGACGACCAAAGGGTAACTTGTCCTAAATGTGGAGCGTACTTAGGGCCAAGGCAGCCTTTGCTGAACACGCTGACACTTTGCCGCAGATGCCGTATTTGGGTAACAAACGACGGTGAGGAGGCGAGAACATAGGAAATACGATGCAGGCACTGTACAAGCACCATACAAGCACCATGCTGGCTAACGGGTCCTTCCACGAGAAAAAGGTGAAGCGATTGCGTCGAGCCCCGAAAAAAAGTTAGGTGACAGCTAAAAAATTTGTAGTTTCATTTTCCTTTGAGATGGGGGGTGCAAGGATGACAAAAGACACGGTGAACGCAAAAACTCTCGCTGGCGTGCTCGGCATAACGGAACAATACGTTAATAAACTCGCCAAGCTTGGAATACTCGAAAAGATTGGCCGGGGGGAGTTTCCTTTTGCGTCGAATATTGCTAGGTTTATAACATACCGGAAGGCGAGCGAAGGACCACAAACACAAAACTGGAAAGAAGCTTACTGGCAGGAGAAGGCCAAGCACGAGAAAACGTTAAGACAGAGGGCCGAGATCAAGCTCGGATACACGCAGGGCAAATATAACGACGAGACGAAGATGGAATACGTATTGACAGAAATGCTTGTTACGTTCAGAAACAGAATGCTTGGCGTGCCATATAAATTAGCACCCGTTCTTGTTGGCGTCGAGACCGTTAACGAGGCGGAAAGCATAATTACAAAAGAGCTGTGCGAGGTCTTAGAAGAGCTTAAATATTACGATCCGGCCATGTTCGGCCGAGGAGGGGAGATTGGGCAATGACGGATAAAGAAGGAATGGCAGGGTTACTTGGCGTGTCTCTTGAGGAGCTTGACGAGCTGGTAAAAGCCGGCATCGTCGAGGAGAAGGACGGCAACTTTCCGGTAGAACCTAACGTGCAGGCTTATCTTAGCTACATAAAGACAGAAACCGACGACGAGGAAACGAAGGAAAACTATTGGGCTGAAAAGGCAAAACACGAGAAGGCCAAGCGAAAGATGTCGGAGCTGAAGCTAAAGAAGCTGAAAGAAAGCACATACGAAGCAAAAGACATTGAGCTTCTAACGAACAATATGATCGAACATTTTAGATGTAGAGTGCTTGAGATACCCAAAACCGTCGCACCTAAGATACTTGGCCTTAAAAACCCCGCAGAGATAGCACAGATTTTGGATGACGAGATAAGGGCAGTTTTGACGGAGTTAAGCCAATACGACGGGGCTTGCGAGTGAGAGATCGTCGAGATGTTTTCCGCAAGGTGGAGCGAGCATTGTTCGACTACCCGCTGTTGGCTAAGCGTCTCGCTGTGCGTGAGCATTACCTCATCGCTTGCTGTAACGTGTCGGACGGGTACATAAGGGCCAACGGCCAACACACCGGAATGGCGATTGAGGAAAGGGTAATGTTGGCTAAGGAGAAAGACGTCGAGTATCAGACGCTGCAGCTAAAGATGACAGCAGTAGAACAAGCCTACGAGGTGCTGCCGGACGAGTTAAAGCAGTTGGTGGAGTTATACTACTTCAAAAAACGATCGAGGCAGACGGTAGCAAGCGAATTAGCCATATCGGAGAGATCGTTCTACCGGCTTCGGAATAGGGCTATTGAAATGTGTGTACAGGTTATAGGTGCAGAAGTGCTAAACGCCATCTCGGTGAAATAGACATGCCTCTAGGATGCCCCGGAAAGGGGCTGCTTTTCTCAAGCCAACAAAAAAACCCTTTAAGAAAAAGTTAGGGGCCTCCTAAAGCCTCCCAGAGGCCCCCACGTAAGTCTTAGGCTTCTTCCACGTCTACATTTGGGAACGCTTCCTCAAACTCGACTTCTTTCTCCGGCAACTGCTCATACAACGCCACCGCCTCGTCCACGGTCAAAGGTTCCAGCCTGTCAATCTCGCCTTGCCATAACGTCAAGTGCACAGCAAAGTAACGGCCCTTAGGTGTCTTGTAAAGGTAGGTGTTGCGACCGTTACGTTCCATGTTGTGTCCGTCCCAGTAGCAGTCGTGTGCTATGATTTGAGCCTTCTCCGTGTCGTACCTTATGCCTCCTATAACCTCTCGCATTTTTCTCGGTCCCATTGCTCATTCCTCCTTTGGAGTTTTTTTATAACAAGCACCACTTTTGGGCTTAGTCATATATGACACTACCTTGCCTATTATTCGCACGTCTCCGTCATCGAAGTCGTCTTGGCTACAACAAACACCGTCGCCACGTTCCTTTGAAAAGACAAAATGCCAATCCTTCCCGTACCGTTTAATCCATGCAAGTTTGGTTATGCCAAACAGCTCGAACAAAACCACGTCTCCGTCTTCGATTTTCCCCTGTGGGTCCACAAAGATGCTCGCTCCCGGTGGTATTCTTGCGTCTTCCATGCCTTTCGGACCAACCTTGAAGAGCAGGCACCTTTCCCAATCCACATCAGTAAACCACTCCCTGTTGCCCATCTTTACCCCTCCTTTGTATGTATTGGCCTTACCTGGCCCTTTTCTTGCTCCCGAGGAGCTTTTTAACCGGTGATGCCTTCTCCTGTGCCTCTCTTATGTCGGCTTCAACCAGTGCTATGTAATGCTTCGTGGTCTCAAGGTCAGAATGTCCCATGATTGTTTGCAGTGCAAAGGGGTTCATGCCGTTACGCAAGAAATGAAGGGCTGCATCGTGGCGTAAATCGTAGGGAGAAAGATGCTTTAGGCCAAGCTTGGGTGCATAGTTTTTCTGCAATCTCTGCCTCCAACCAGAAACGGTGAGTCTGTCTCCTTCGTGGTTGGCAAAGATTAACTTCGTTTCCCACTCCCTCGGCCTGAAGGCAATTAACGCCTGCAGTGCCTTGGCCGTCTCGATGGAGAAGGGGAGCGTCCTGCTTTTGCGTGTCTTTGCGACGGAAGCCCTGACCAGCACAACCATTTCCTTCAAGTTGACATCTTCAACGTTGAGAGACAGTGCTTCACTTGGCCTTATGGCCGTGTCGATTGAAAGGCATAGCAAAGCGTAATCACGTTTGCCACAATATGTAGACCTGTCGGGTAGCTTTAAAAGATTGGCCAATACTTCCGCAGAGTGCTGGACGATTCTCGGTTCGGCCTTCCTTGCCCTGATGCCTTCAAGCGGGTTTCGGGTGTAAGCCCCCTCGTCTACTAGCCACGAGAAGAAGGCTTTAAGATACTTTCTCCTGATGTTAAACGTGGCTGGTGCGATGCCGTCTTGGCCGAGGTATGAAAGCACGGCCATTCTCGTCTTGTTTGCGTCTTGAGGAGACCAGGCCTGCGGGCATTCTCTAAACAACAAGGCCACATGGTAGCGGTAATCTTTGATTGTGCGACTCGAGTAGCCTTCGGCCTTCTTAAAAAGCACAAAGGCTTCTAAAGCATCTTGCCACGAACAAAAAACCTCTCTAAACAAAACTACACGACTCGTTTGGTTCATAACTTCGCCTTGCAGTTTTACGAAAAGAGCAAATTTATGACCTTCGGCCTCCCTCGATTTTCACGAATTTCCCCTCAAGGGTGTTGAATCCTAACTACGGTTCATGGTAATATTAATCGTGCCTAAGACGGACCTGTAGCTCAGTAGGATAGAGC